TATGTAAATCTTTTTCGGCGTGTCCCATTCATCTAATCTGCTCCATCTGTCGCCGCAGCATGAGCAGTCAAATCCTTTCTCAACCCCGTCAAAATAAATTTCTTTTGGGATTACTTCCTTATCCGCTACTGCAAGATGTTCATAACTGTGTGTTGTGGCTTCCATACATTTCACAGGCAGTATTAACATATTATCTTTATAAGTTTTTCTTATCTCCTTGGAATATCCGCCACTGTTATTCTGCCAGTACACATACATTTCCTTTATTTGCACATTAATTCACCTCCTTTCCGTCTTTGTAAAGTTCATCGAGAATCATATAGTAATCCTCTTCCGTTTCGTAGTAAATTCCTTCCAAATCAGACATCACTCCCACCTCCCTTCAGTCCCATTTTGATTCTTTGAAGTACATGTATGTGACGGCACCCAGTACTATCCATAGAGCGTGAACTACTACTTTAACAACTATGTCATCAGCAAATGATTTTGTTTGATTCAGCACCAACGCAACAATAAAAATACCATACCACACTAATAACTTTTTTAATCTAGTTGTCATTTTCAACCCCTCCTTTTTTAATCATATCCGCCGCAATGTTATTTGCCAGCGAATGTATTAATTTTGTCACGTCGTCCCCGTTAACTATTATCACAGGGAAGTTACCATATTTCATATAGTGTTCCACAGCCTCTTCCGGGATGTGGTAGTCCCATCCGCCCCTTGGTCTTGAGGGGGTAGGCGGTACTGTCTGAATTGCCGTTCCGAACTTATATCCACCTCTCTGGAGCCCAATTCTTACAGCAGATTCAGTTTTTTCTACACGTTCGGCACATTGTTTTACGGTTAGAGTATTTTTTTTCATATTTCCAAGATCCTTTCGATTTCCATCCTTTCAGGGTATAATATTTCTGAAAGGAGGTGTTTTTGTTATGGAACAAATAAAACGGTTAATTCTGAAATCCTGTATTTCGGGTAAACCTAAATATTTCGTGTACCCCGTTGATAAATTTCCTGAAGTTAATTTTGTTGAGCTCCTCAGGGACATGGAATCCGAAGGAATGGTTATAATCAACGGAAAACCTGCAGTAGGTGCATGCAATATTCAGATTACCGATTACGGTCTTGATTTTCTGAAATAACGGAGTTTTATTAACCTCACTACCTCTTTTATAATCCCAAAAATATTAGGGGTAGTGTATAAGTTACCGTCCTCAATGTATTTCCCGTCTACTAGAAACTTTACATCCTTAAAGTTTCCAAATATGTCGATGTAGAATGTCACTACATATTGTTTACCATCCTTCTCCATACAGATGTCCTTCCTGCTGACATCCGCTCCAAATAAAGTTATTTTCATAGGATCACCTCACTTTTTTTAAAACTGTAAATTCTACAATTGAATAGATTGATAACGTTCAGTAGAATTTGACACCAGGATCTGAGCAATCTGTAAGACTGCATCTTTATCATCAATGTTCAAATCCTTGATTTCTTCCATTATTTTCTCGACCTTTTCGAGTATTTTTTCCATTCCTTAATCACCTCTTTTCTTTTTTAATTCTCCTCTTTGTGCTATAATTTATTCGCCAAAACAACTTATAGCAGAAAGGAGGTGCCGTATTATGGTAGCTCATGAAGAAAAAGCTAACAATCCTAACGATTTTGAATCTTTAACAGCTTCTCAAAAAGAAATTCTGCTAGACTGGTGCGATTTAATAGGTAAGATTTCAACTATTAATAAAAAGCATTCGTCATACGGTTTAAAACACATTTTTGAAAAATCTAAAAACGGATTCTATGTTACAAACGGAATGTTTAAAGGAGCAATGTTGAAGCTCGGATATGAACATGAATTATGTCATCCTACTAGCCCTAACTGGTACTTTAATATTTCCGAAAAAGGTATTAAATTTTTAATCCGTCAGAATGAATTAAATAGAAACATTTAATTCTACAGTTTCACATTCCCATAATTCATATGCGATGATACCAAAACTATTTAGATAATCTTTTAGATAAGATTTTCCAGTTTTCCCTTGCACTCCTGTTATAATTATGGGAATGTTCCTTTTTATGGCATTTATGATTTTTTCCTTCTGTTCTTCAGATAAATTGTCAGGAAGTTTAAAATTTTCAGGTAATCGTCTGAAAATGTTGTCAGGCTGTTTATCCTTATTATTTTTGTTCTCCATGTTATTCATGTTATTAAATCACCTCTTTTCTTCTTTTGTTCCTTTTAAATATTCTGTGGTATAATACTAATAAAATTTAAAACAAAGGAGTTTTATATGAATAAACTATATTTTATTGCCCTTTTTATATTTATTTTTAAATTAATTAGTAATGCTTGGTATTATTTTTCTATAAAAGAATTATCTAAAATTTACTATGATTACTTAAAAAATCATAATAATATGGAAATTTTTAAAAAAACCAGTGAAGTAATAGATTTATTTAAAAAAGCAAAAATTAAAGATATTTATATTTTGACTACAACCGATCGAGGATTTATTTCTCTCAGTTTTTTTAATAGTTTCCCTAGTCATTTTAAAGAGCAAGCTTCCGCTGCTCAAAAATACTTTTATATAGCCGAAGGGACTTTTTATAAAAATATTAAAGATTGTTTTAATCCGATTTACTGGATTGATTTAATTGTTTTTGCCCCTAAACACATATTCATGTATATGGGACTTGATACAAATAAAGTTTTTATAAAAATTTTAATCCTGTTTTTTAACTTCATCTTCTGGATTATCAGTGTTTTGATTATCCCTGTTTTTCAAGATGAGATTAAGCTTATGATAATCAATCTCTTGAAAATATTCAGATAACTTTTTTTCAACTTTTTCTACTCTCCTGTCTACCATGTAAATCATATTTAATAGAATTGTATATAGTATTAAAATGAAAATTATTATTCCCATTCCATCTCCTTTCTTTTTTTGTTTATTTTAACTAAACTTTAGAGGTAAAAAAATAAGATGATATATCTATTCTCTCTATTTCGAGAATTAAACAAACATTCTCTATTTCAGATTGAGTAAAATCAACTTCATCATTAAGTTTTTTACTCAGAGTAGCTTTTGAGCAATTCAATCTCTCTGCTAAAACATACTCATTTTTCAACTTTTCTTTTATTCTACCTCTTAATAACGAGTAATCTCTCATATCCCACCTCCGAATCTAGTTTATTTTAACTAAACATATGATACCACCATTTTTTTAACTTGTCAATACTTTTTTTTATTTTAAATAAACTTTTTTATCAAAAAGTTGATTTTTCTTAAACAATGAGGTATAATATATCAATAAAATCTAGGAAGGAAAAATTAAATATGGGGAACAAAGTTGATTGCCATATAAGAATTAAACAGGCTATGGAATTAAGAAACATGACTCAGGCAGATATAGTTGAAAAAACAAATATAAAAAAATCTGCACTAAGTCAATATATTAATGGGAAGATAAGTCCGAGACAAAATGCAATTGATGAATTATCAAAAGTTTTAAATGTCTCAGAACCATGGTTAATGGGATACGATGTCCCAATGAAAAGAACTTCGATGAAAGAAACTCAAAAATTAAAAATGAATGAAATAACACTCACATCAGAACAGGAAGCAGAACTACAGTACATAATTGAGCACAATATGCTATTTTTCAAGCGTAACAAAATGGATGAGGATGATGCTAAGAAACTGGCTGATATCTTAAGAGAATTTTATATTGAAACTTTAGAACATAAATAATTTTAATGGGGGAAAAATTAAATGAAGAAAAAAGAAATTTTTGAACTGGCTAAAAAATTAGCACTGGAATACCGCTCTAATCCTAAAAAATTAGCAAAAGAACTTGGAATTGTGGTAAAATACCGTTCTTTCAATCGGCATTCAGGAAGTTGTATAAGAATGAATGGAAAACAGTTAATAGTAATCAACAGCAAAATGTCCGAATTAAAACAGTTATTTGTTTTGGCACATGAAATTGCCCATCTCTTATTGCACCCCTATGAGGCTACTATTATAAGATATTTCAGTTTTTCTGAATCGAAAATAGAATTTGAAGCTAATTATTTTGCGGTAGTATTTTTTAGCGAATCAGAAATGGAATTTGAAGAAGATGAAGAAATAGGTCAATTGATTAATACTATTAACATACATCATACTTAGAATAATTTTATTGTGCATGTATTATGATGAACAAAGGAGCTGATTAAATGGAAGAAAAAGTATTAGTTTTTTACGTCAAAGGATCTGGAAAAAGTCCTTACAGAGTTGCATTTTGGAAGGAAGAAGGTTCAAGAGATATACATAGTGGATGTAACTGTCCAGCAGGAAGAAGAATGCAATACTGTAAACATAGATTTTGGTTAATTGAAGGAGATTTAACAAATTTAGATGATTCTACTGAAAATGCTGAAGAAAATTTAAAAATATTGTACAAATGGTTATCTGATAGTGATATAGGAGATTTTTTCTCTGAATTTATGATGGCTAAAACAGGAGAAAAAGTAAGTGTATTAATGAATGCTATTAAATTTGGATATAACGAAAATTATTATGATGAAGATTTATGCATATGGATGTCAGATTATACTGAATATTCTAATGAAGAATTGAAAGAAAAATATAACTTCGAATATAAGGAAATTCAGTTAGAAGAATTCTTAAATTTAATAGATAATTCGATTATAGTGATAGGAGAAGGAGAAAAGAATTTTTTATTTGATATAAATAAGAAATATTATGGAACGTACATAGGAAAAAGAACAAAATTTAAAGGATACGGGTTACAAAAATTAAAAGAGAACAGATATAATTATACAAAATCACAATATTTATTAGATTGTTACAACCTATACACTAAAACTAACATAAAAACATACAATGAAAGAATGAAGGGAATTATGAAATAAATTCAGTAACAAAAATTTAACATATAGGAGGAAAAGTTTATGAGAAACAGAAAAGTATTATTTGCAATTCTACTGGGAGGAATTATTCTGACATTACCTACGGCAGGAGCAACTAAAAAAGTTAAAAAGACAACTGGAAATTCAACTGTTTATTTCAAAAGTTGTAAAGCTGCAAAAGCGGCAGGATATTCGGACATGAAAAGAGGAGAACCAGGGTATAGTACCAATCTCGACCGAGATGGTGACGGAGTTGCCTGTGAATCAAAATAGATAAATATATTTAAACATATTTAAACATATTTAAACATTGGAGGATTATAAATTTATGCATACGATATACTACTTTGAAAATATTGGAGAAAAAAATGTTGTTAGTGCAGATGGATTAGATTTTACAAAAAATATTGATGATGGATTAAATTACATAATTAATGAGAGAAAGGAAAATTTTAACTTTATTGTTTATGAAAAATCTAATATTTATGATAGTAGAATAGAAGAAATATTAGGAGAAAAAAATACTAAAAATTTTGCAGAAACCGATAAATTTTTTAAATTCTCAAATGGAATAACTATGTATCGTATTTTAAAAAACGATAACTTAAAAAATGTGGAATTAGTATTTTTCTATTTAACAACACCGTATGAATTAAAAAGAATATGTAATAAAAATCCAAACAAAATCTTTATATGGGCACCATATACCTTAAAAGAATTAGAAGAAATAAAAAATGACTCTAATTATAAATTAGTAAAATTGGATAGTTATCAGTAAATAATAAAAAAAGACCCTGCTGGCAACAGAGTCTTGAAATATAAGTGATATATAAATATCTAACTAATATTGAGTATATCACACAAAGGCAACATTTTCAATAGATAGGAGTGTGATTTTTTTATGGGCAGAAAAAAGAGACGTACTAGAAAGCTCAATGGAGCTGGAAGTATAACAAAGTTAAACGGAA